CACGCTCAAACCAACAAGCAGCCGCAATCTGCAAGGGGAGACTTGAAAGAGGAAAGAAGTTAAGAGCCGGAATCAACAACAATGCCCGGAGGGACAATGAAGGATTGATAGGTGGTGGATTTAAGTTCGTAGTCAGCACCGAGGACTTTGTCAACAACGGGGTGACTACAGAACCAACCGAAACCAGCGTGAAGCGAAGCATACAACATATCGACATCGCAAGCGTCTAAGGAGTAACGCTTGAAGTACTCATGGTCAGAGACAGCGAACACATCGCCATCGGTGGCCACCTTATACCTCAAGCGAACGGCATCATTGTTATTCAAAGCAACGACGGCAGACGGCTTGCAACTCTCAATGAGAGGAATGCGTGCACACGGGTACATACCACGAAGGAGAGACAGATTGTAAGCATTAGCCCTATCGATCAACGGACCACGCCCGGGAAGATCCTGGTGGCAAGAACCGTAGGTGCGCATCATGACACCAAGGTTGATAACCATGCGTGGTTGTCCAGTTGAATCGAGAACAGGCGAATTCTTAAGAAACTGCAGACCATGAAAGGAAGAAACTTCTTTACAAGTGACGATAAAGCCGGCGGACTCAGCGGCTAAGATGATGGAGGCACAAGAGAGCTCATCATCGGGGATATCGTTGATAGCGACACCAATGGCCTGGTTATCAAGATCATTGAGAATGGTCGTGAGGAGAGAACCAGAATACTCAGTGTCGCACTTGGGCTTAAAGACAACATAAATGGAACGATCCTGCGTAGAAACAAGCTTAATCTTAGCGTTGCACTGACGACGCAGAAGAGAGGCAGTGAAACGGTGGGCGACGGGAGTCGAGCGCACAAAACGATCAAAAACAGGAGGGCCGGTAGACATGTCGCAAGAAGAAATGTCGAGTTCGAAGCGACGGATGTTGTTGCCCACATTGCGGATGTAGACAGCATCATCGGAAAAATAACAGAAGAAGGATTTACGAGAGGGGCACAATGCCTCAGAGGCAATGCGCGAGAACTCAAGGTTGGTCGGCTGCTTGCAAAAATGAAGAACATGTTCGTCATTTTTGCCAAGGTAAAGATCAACGGAGAGCGCAATCTTATAAAATTCAGCAAAGCGAAAACCCTGCAAAGAGGCGGGAATTTTCAGGTCAACAACTATACGGCCATATTTGGGCTCGCCAGCGACAACGTCAAACTTAGCAAGTTCATCAGGCTTAACTTTCCCCTGCACAGTCCGCACCCACGGAGTGTCGGAGGCGAAAAAGACACCGTCAGAGACGATGCCCTTGAAGCCATCGATACGCAGTTGGCGCTTCGGGTGGGGGTCAGCATGGTGTCGAATACACTCATCAATATAGTTAGTATAATCATGAAAGGAAGACTCAAAATCGCGGTGCAAAAAATCAAAAAGAGCTTGGTTCTTCTGGAAAAAGCTACGCTGACACATAGATAAATAATAATCGTATCCCGGAATTTCCGGTTTACGCATACAGGAATAACGACGCCATGAATAACGCATGATTTTGTTACAAGCGGCAAGAAGCACGGCGTTAAACTCGTACCCACTGAACCGCGTCCGACAAACGTTGGCGCGGTAGTTGGGATCGTCTGGAAAAATGACTTCGCCGTTAATGACGTATTGCGGGTTCTTCACCGGCACGAAACGGTCATTTGGGACGAAAACTTTCCGATAATCCGCCTCAATGGATGGGAGTTTGTAGGGACGCCGCGCGTAGAGGCCAAATGCACCTTGTCCCGGAGCTGAAAAGTTGGAATCTGCTTGTAGTCCAAGCCGTTGATCTTATCGAGGGCGCAGCGCTGGATGTATCTTTCCTGGAGGTACGCAATCTGAGTGTCCATAAGTATCTTTTGGGCACTAGGACGGTCTCGCCAGAGAAGATAATCCTCTTTACGCGCGAGAGCGGACTCAATAGCGCGAGAAAGATTGCGGTTGACGCCCCCAGTGTCTCGGTCGACGGCGTCGTAGATCTCGAGCTTCGCTTCCTGACTGCGGAGATAGGTGAGGAGGTAACTAAAAACGGGCGCCGTGTAACACTTCCCGAAAGCCCCAATGGCCACAACCTCTGTGCTGCGACCTAAGTAGGCAAGAAACGGGTCGTGGTGCTTAGCCAAATGTTCGGTGGGACCAAAACGGTACGACTTGATGGCAGTGTTTCCAGCACTGATCACGGCTAGCGAGTTCTCCTCAACGACATAGTCCTTCTGTTCATGGACAAATGGGACGTGATCGCAAATGGCGTTGGCAACACGACGCCACCACCGACCAGTGATCTTGTCACCGGAGTCAACGTAAATGACACGGTCAACGAGGGCGTACTTCGGATTAGGTGTGGGGCACGGCGGGAGAATGGGCACAGAAGGGTGATTGGTGGCCAAAGCCTGAAGAGTGGTCAGAGGGTGCGGAAGACCAAGAACTTTACTCTCAAGAGCTGAAGGTGTCGGCTCTGCAACAGGCAGTTGATACCCACAACGGTCAGGGTGTGGCTCAGGAGGCGGGTCTTCACCAGCACCTCCATCGCCACCAACGCCGCCACCGCCGCCACCGCCCCCAGAAGGGAAAGGGGCAACACCGTTTGGAGACACATGTACGTGACATGGTGCTTTAGCTTCTCCACTAATGGTGTTGTCCTTCTCCACTAACAAGGACTGAGCGGCACGCCGAATTCCTTCCTGTCGAGAAGGCGACATCTCTCGGAATCGAGTAACAGCATCGTCGATGCGCTGAACCTCAACAAACGACGGTGCCGGACGCGGGGTGTCAACAAAAACAGTTCGGGGGAAGGGCGAGGTGACAGGAACAGTGGGCAGTTCGGCGATGAGAAGCGCACGCGTCTCAGGTTCAAACTCTTGGATTTGTTGAATCCCATCGAAATCGGGGGAAGGTTGATGTAACCTTTCCTGCTGGGTTCCGTGAGCACGTGGTAACCTCTCTCCCCCATCTTCGACAACGACGTTGAGGGCCTGCCGGCAACGTTTCAAATGGGCGGCGCGAATTTCGAGGAACCGCTTGGAGTTAGCAACTGGATCAGTGCTCTCAAATGGTTGGTCGCTACGCGGGTGGAAGTGGGTCGGACGATCACACTTCTCATCAGTGCACTCGATGTAAACCTTCTCTTTCTTCTCAGCGTGCCGCCGGTCACCTCCTTCGAGAGGACGACCGTCACCCTTCTTCTTTTCTTGGTGCAGGTGACGAAGATAGAAACAAGTGGGTACAGAGAGGGGACACTCGAAGAAAGCGGTGTTGCCATTGCTGGCGTGCATCTCACGGTTGTGGCGCCTAGCGGCCATCTCAGCGGCCTCGTCAAGACCGCAATCACACGCGCCGCCAACGAGCTTACCGCCGCAATACCCACAAAAAGACGGTGTTGACGCATCGTCCCACCCGCACTCGGAGGTGGCCTGCTTAGATTCACTAGTGACGCCCTCTCCAAGCTGCACCGAGTCGTAGGCGAACATGCCACCGTGCGTCTTGGCGGATCCTGTGAGACGGTAACCGGCGGCACGCGCCAAACGAACGCACTCGTCATATGGCATGCTAGCGGGGTAAAGAAACATTCGCCCGCGAGACGGACGAAGGGCGACGTTTTTAGTTTTAATTCCCTTGGTGTTGGCGTCGAGGGGGACGATGGCCGGCTGGGGTAGAACGAGAGGTGAGACAGTGGTGATGAATAAAATACCAAAGTTGGGGCTAGGAGCAGAAGCGCTGCCCGTCCAAGCAAGAGAAGGTGGTTCAAGATAACTACCACTGCCATCATATTTAAACGACCACTGCCCGAGAGCCTCACCAGTAGTGGTTGATGTTGAGGGGATACGAACATCGGCGGCACTCTGCGGTCCACTAGAACTAGCGAGCATATTGACCTCCGCCATGCCGTTGGTTCCGGCAAGATCAGGACAGATGACAGTGGCATGGCTTGTACCTTCAACCTGCAAAACGATGTAAATGATCGTACCAGCAGGGAGGTTGTACGGAAAGGTAAAACCGGGGCCACCCTGCACCAACGTGTCTCCAAACGTGGCGCCAATGGTGTTATAGGTGACAGAACTACCCGCAAAGAAAGGAACAGCGCCGGTATTGAAACCAGCGTTGACGAGCTGCACTAAAGCACCCAAACTATAAGCAGGAGAAGAACGCTGATTACGAAAGTCAGCAGACCAAGATAAGTGAAGATCCATTGCATTGGGTATGACTGTTTCCCCTCCGAAGGCGAAGACGTCCAAACGCCAAGTAATGTAGGGAGAGAGATCGGGTGGTTTCTCGCCCTCAGTCAAGATCTTACACCAACGGAGCGGCTGGTCTTTGCTAGCGCACTCAGCGGCGCACACAAGGGGAACGGTGCAGGATCCAGAGACATTGCCGCTAACCGCAGCCATCTCTGTCGGATTGCCGGGTGGGGGGGAGTAGATGTCAGCACTGAAGGCCATAGCAACCTGACCAAGAGTTAGAGAACTAGTCGCCACACTACCGAAAGGGATGCCAATGGCAACCATCTGAAGCCACTTGACGTAGAACCACAGAGGGGCAATGCGTGAAAGACGCGTAAAGACGAAGGAGTCGGTGGGATCGATAAAGATGGAGTAAGCAAGTGGCCCGGAGGAAGCGTCACCAATGGTCAAAGAGATAACTTTCTCCGTGCCGCCCATACGTGTCTCATCTGAACCCATGGTCTTGGGGAGAGAGCCGCCAGCGACAAATTGGTTTCCCTTGCCGATCAGCGGCGAGACTGTTGGGGCAACACTGTACTCTCCGCTACCGAGCAGCGAGCGAAAAGCATTCTCGGCCATGGACCCCAGAAAGCCTCCAGCTTTAGAGCCAAGGTCTTGGCCAAGGCTATATGCCCCTCGGCCACGGATCACCTTCTTGGGCCCGCCGGCAGCTTGGAGCACTCCGGGGTTGCCTTTAATGAGCTCGAGTTGAAGTTCAAGCTGCTTATTTCGGGCAGCCCGGCGCTCCATACCTTTGGCTTTACGGGCGGCTTTCTCCTCGGCGGTGAGTTCCTTGATGACCTTGGTAACCTTCTCCTTTCCGGGGCCATCACCCTTGTGCGCTCCGGCACCACAGCAGCCGACAACACATTTGCCATCACCGCGATCAACTAAATGGGGAAGGTTATTTGGACCGTCATGATCCCCGCAGAAGGAAGAACGAAAGCGACTAATACGATAACATCCCTTAGCGTGACAAGCGATGTAATTCTCCGTCATCCGTTGAGGCTGAAACGAAGAAAAGGTGCGAAGCGTGTCGACGGCGGCGCGAACGTCGGGGTCAACAACTCCTTGGCCCTCGAGAATGAGAAGCTGGGCCGCAGCTCGCCGCACGTAAGAGAGTGTCATTTCACGAAAAGCGGTCTGCGCATTGGCTATAGCACCCGGAGTGACAGAGGGTTGCGCCGCCCGAGGAGGTGGGACGGCGCAAAAAGGGCAAGAATGCTCAGATACTGAGCAACTATGAGCGTCGTGTCGGCAAACGACGCGGGGGGGAGGGATAGACTTGCAGTCGCACTGCACGCGCGGCGATTGCGTGTTGCCAGTCACGCAATGCATAAAGTGTGCCCACTTTCGGGCTTCAACCTCGTCAAAACCAGAATCGGCGGTCCAATACGAAGCGAGGCGTGCAAAGGCAGAGCGACGTGCACTCCCGTCTCTCCCCCAGCTGTTTACAGCTTCCTGGACTCCCTGACCGTGGTTTACCGCCATTGGGACGGATTTACCGGTACAGGTAGTGCAGACGATATTTTCTTTCGATGTATCGTACACCATACTACTTGTTGGACTCTGAGAGTCTCCCAACAAGCTTTTACCTTTCTCAAGGGCGGCGCGTGTTTTGTAAGCGCCAAGGTTTGGTTCAAGACAAAAGTCTAACCCAGAACCCCGCTGGTCTCCGCATGATTGAGACGCGGCTGAGAAAAGACCAAAGTGGTTTCTTAGGCCACAAAGGTTCGTCGGGGTGCCAACCCAACTACTGGGACTCGGTTGCGAAACCTGACCCACTGCAACCATCAACGTGGTGCAGGAAAGGGGGGTGGGTTGTTGTGCTGTAGGACCCTGGTTAACCGCCGGCGCTAAGATTGGTCGTTATTATTCGGTGCGCAGCGCCCAACATCCGACTCGAGGAATCTAAAGACCCCTAGTAAATCCATCGTAACAGAAGTACTCCCGTGAGTTGTGTCACGGCGACGAAGACATTGAACGCAACACATGCGAACTTTTAGTTACCGCTCCTATCCGGTAGCCGCTCCAGGCAAATGAGGTGAACACCCCAACTACAACCCAACAACCCACAACCGCTCTGCCCGATAGACTGGTGGAGCACGCGGCAACCTAAACTGGCCAAGGAAGACAGTTACGTCAACCTTTCGCTGTAACGCCTTACACAACAACACGGTCCGCGAGTAAACCGCCAGGAGCGAGAGGGAGAGGCAGGGAATCAATACCCATGCTCGCCATCATCCACTGTTGCTGTTGTGTGCCGAAGTTATTCTACAGGCGTGGGAAATGTTAATCACACGTGGCCCCCCACATGTGACGATTGGGCGTCTATCCCCAACCCGAGTCTTTAC